TATCCAGAAGAAAATCCTGAGGAATGGTTTGACCCATTTGAATAAAATATAAAAAGACCAGTTAAGGAGGAATCTGATGTATATAACAACAACAGAATACAACACAATAACAGGAAGACCAACGGCAGAAGCCACAACTGAAAGATTGATGATTTCTTCTAAATTATTAGATGCTAGAATTGGCAACTATGCTATTAATGCTGATGGATATAAATTATTTAAATCAGATTCATATTGGTATGTGAGTAATCCTAATATAGAAAATTGCTGCAATTGTTGCTGTATCAATGGTCTATACTATGTAAAGTTATCTAACGCTAAAATAGATGCAGTCAAGTTATGGACAGCAAAGATGATTTCTTACTTAACTGACAATAATAATAATCCACCCAGCTCTCAAAAAAATATAAAACTAGGACGTTTTTCTATAGGCAATAATGCTGGAAGTGGTTCAACTAATAATTTGATTCCTGATGAGATGGGATATGCTGATTCTATATTAATTACAAGTGGAATCATAAATCGAAAGATATATTCGAGGTGATAAAATGAGTTTGCCAGCTTTCAAGGCACTAATGACACATACTGTTAATCTAAGAAAATTAAGCAGAAATGTAGCAGGTGACTTCTCGACTATAGCAACGACAAATGGATTGAAAGGATTTGTACAATATGATTCAAGCTTAGTCATAAAAGAGAAGAATGAAACATTTATACATGCGAGTGCTATAGTATTTTTGCAGGATAATTGTGGAATAGATGATAACTATCCTTATTGGATGATAGACGAAACTTCACCACATATAAAATCAAATTTAGAAGTATTAAAAGTGAATAGAATAGATGACCCACAAACTGGAGATACTCATCACTTTGAATTAATCTGTAGGTGATAATATGGCATGGAGACGATTTGAAGATAGATTTGTATTTGACATTATTTCATCCGCTGTAAATGTTGCTGTTTTTAAAACAGCAAGTGATATATTAACACAAGCTAAACAAGAAGTACCGCTCGACGAAAGCCCATTGATGAATAGTGGTATTGTAATTGAGCGAAGCACAAAGAAAAAACAAAGATTTGTTGTGTCTTTTGGTGGAGGTCGTGGAACTGGAAAGCGTCGTTTGCCTTATGCTCTTAGGTGGCATGAGAAACAAGCTAGACATTTTCAACATGGTAGAAAGAGATTTTATCTCTTAGACCCAATGAATCACATAGGTACATTGAGACTGAATCAATATTTAAGTGAAGAAGTTAGAAAGGTGTTAAACATATGAACTATGAATTATTAAAATATTTTGAATCTGAAGGATATGGCACTGAAGGAGTTAATTTGTTTTTAGAATTTCAACCTGATATGCCAGATAATTGCATAACTGTTGAATCTGCATCAGCACCTAATTTACTTGAGTCAGATTCATTGAATGTTGATAATTATGGAGTTCATATTATTGTTAGAAATTCAAATTGTATAACTGCAAAAAATCTAATGTGGTCTATACATGAAAAAATAGTTGGTTTTGGCGGAAGTAAACTTATACCTAGTGGTCATGAAGTGAGTTATATTACTACTGAGACTAATCCAACTTATCTGAATAAAGATGAAAAAAATAGAAATGAATATTCTGGAACATATAACATTAGAACCATGACAGCAGGTGTTAACAGATTATAATTAGGAAGGTGAGAAAATGAATGAGGTAAAATTTGCATGTACAGTCATAAAAGTAGATAGCGAAGTAGTTGCAAAGGTAACAAGTTTTAAAAGAAGTTTATCTATATCTGAGGAAGATGTTACAGGTTCTGAGGATTGCATAGCTGGTACAGATGTACTACATATACAGATGGTTAGTATTGCAGTAGATGAGACAGCAGAAATCGAAGGAATAGCAATAGAAAGCGCATTAACTGGATTAGATATTGGACAAAGTGAACTTAGGGACGCAGCCGAAACAGGCAAGATTGTCTCAGTAAGATATACTAGAAATACAGGATACGGATTTACTTTAAATGGATTCTTTACAAAATACGACGAAGAAGGCAGCACGTCAGAAGTATATAAATTTAAAGGTTCGTTCAGAATTAACAGCAAAACAGAAATAGTTCCAGGATCATAAGAAAATAGTTAGGAGAATATATGAAAAAAGATAATGAACAATTTCTAAATGAAAAAGTACAAGAATTAAAAGAGCAACAAGAGTCAGATCTAATTATTGATTTTGATGCTGCGATAAAAGAGAAAAAATCTCAATTAAAGCAATATCATGTTAAATTCAATAATAAGTTTTTTGAAGTTGCTAATGAGATGCCTATGTCATTTGGACTATTTTTCTTTAGACATTGTTATAATAAGAAGTCAGGTAAAATGAATATAGATATACCAGAAGAAAAAATGTATGAATTTATAGAATTAATGTTTGGTAAAGAATTAGTTGAAGAATTTAGCAATAGCACAGTTGGAATGAATTTGGTGTTTGAAAAATTATCACCTCAAATATTAAAACATTGGGGATATGACACAACTAATGAAGATGTAGAAAAAAAAACATAGACCCAAGAATAATAATTTGGGGATGGGGATATATAGAGGCTGATTTTTGGCACTTTTATAATATTGATTTACTTGCCACCAATATAACTTGGAGAAGGTTTTCAATATTTTTAAAAAGTTTGCCCGAAAATTCAGCTTTTTCTCATTTTGTCAGGGATAAAGATAATAGAAATTTTGCAGAATTTGAAGAAGAAAATATATACAATGAAATAAAAAATGTAAATAAGAAGGTGAAGTAATGGGGTTAAGTTTAGGTGAAGTATCTGTAGATATAACTGGTAATACTAATCAACTTCAAACTAGCTTTAATGAAGCAAGAAGATTAGGCAATAGTTTTTCGAGGGGATTGGCTAGCAGTATGAATAGTAGTATTGGTGGAGGCTTTGATAATATAGGTACAGCAATTGGCGGATTTGCTACTTCAATGGGAAATACTATTTCAAGTGTAGGCTCACAGGTTAAAAATTTAGGTGGAACATTGACAAAATTTATAACACTTCCTATTGCAGCTGCTGGGGTAGCCATATTTAAACTAGGCAAGGATTTTGAAAGAGAAATGTCTCACATAACAGGACTTGTAGGAATATCAAAGGAGCAAGTTGATAAATGGGGACAAGAAATAATAGATTTAGCACCACAGTTAGGACAAACACCAATAGAACTCGCTGCCGGATTATATGATGTAACAAGTTCAGGCATTAAAGCAGGCGAAGCAATGGCAGTATTAAAAGAATCGGCAAAAGCTGCAACGGCTGGATTAGGCACTACAAAAGATGTAGCTAATTTGGTAACAAGCGCAATGAATGCATATGGTCCAAAAGTTATGAATGCAGGAAAAGCAACAGATATTTTGACAGCAGCAGTAAAAGAAGGAAAAGCAGATGCTCCAGAGTTTGCGAGTGCGTTAGGTCAGGTTTTGCCTATTGCTTCAACAATGGGTGTCCAATTTGAAGAAGTTGCCGGCTCGGTTGCTGTACTTACTTTAAATGGATTAGATTGTGCAGAAAGTACAACACAACTTAAAGCAATCATGTCTGGCTTAATTAAACCTTCAAAAGGTGCAGAAGATGCATTAGGTGCAATGGGTACTTCATCAGCAAAGTTAAGAAAACAAATTAAAGAAGAAGGATTATTATCAACATTGGATGAATTAAATAGGCTAACTAAAAAATATGGTGATGATGCCCTTGCAGATGTATTTCCAAATATTAGGGCATTTACAGGAGCTTTGGGATTAGCAAATTTGAATGTTGATAAAAATAAGGCTGTAATAGAAAGTGTAACAAATAGTACAGGTGACTTAAACGCAGCGTTTAAAGCTGCTACAGATACGGTTGACTTTAGGTGGGATAAAGCTTTATCGAAAGCGCAGGCAACAGCATTAACATTTTTTAATATACTTAAAGGTGTATTTATTCCAGTACTCGAAAGTGTTGCAAAGTTTATTGATTTTGTTATGTCTAAATTTGAAAGCATGTCAGGTGGATTTCAAAAAAGTTCATTATTAATCATAGGTTCATTAGCGATACTTGGTCCAATTATAGCAGGAATAGGAACTGCAATAATGTTAGTTGGTGGAGCGTTTGCCGGGCTAGGTGCAATAATAACAGCTGTATCAACTGCAATAGCTACTGTAGGAGCACCAGCATTGGCTATTATTGCAGCAGCTTTACCAATAATAGTTATTTGGATAGGCGCTGTAGTTACTGCAATAGTTGGATTTATTGCAATGATGATTAATATGTATAAAAATAATGCAGATGTTCAAGAAAAAGTTACAAAAACTTGGAATGTTTTAAAAGAAAATGCGAAAATTATATTTGATGAAATAAAGAAAACTATAAAATATATGTTGGATGCTACAAAAGTATGGTGGAAACAAAATGGAGATACAGTTTTAACAATTGTTAAATTTGCATGGAATGCAATGCTTGGAGTAATAAGAGTTGTATCTGGAATCATAAAAGATTTAGTAAAAATATTTTGCGGTGTAATTCGTGGAGACTGGTCGCAAGTATGGACTAGCGTAAAAAGTATTTTTAAAAGTGCATGGGATGCAATAGTAAAATTATTTAGAGGTTATTTTACTACAATGGGAAAAGTTGCAGCAGACTTGGCAGCTAAAATTATTGATTCATTATTTAAAACAGACTTTGTCGCGGCTGGTGCTAAAATAGTATCTCAAATAGTAAAAGGAATTAGAAGTATGTTTGGAGATTTGGCATCTGCTGCAAAGGATTTGGCTGGAACATTAAGAAGTTATTTGCCATTTTCACCTGCTAAAGTTGGACCACTTAAAGATTTGGATAAATTAAATTTTCATGGAATGATAATAAAAAGTTTGGAGAAAGCTAGAAATAAAATAAAAATGCCAGCATTTAAAATAGGAAGTGAATTAATAAATCAAGTAGAATTAGCAGAAGGAAATGGATTATCGGGAATGGCTAATAGAAGTATAGTTCTATCTGGACCATTTAACTTCTATGGAGTACAGGATACATATGGATTCATGAAGGAATTAAAATCAACTGTGCAAAAATATACTGGGAGGATTGAATAATGATATATATAAAAATTAATGGTTCACTTCTTCCAGATGGAGTTAAGGTTAAGGCAGGTTCTACCAATATTAACAAGGGTAATCCTGGAGAAGCAAGTGTTTTGTCATTTGAGTTAATTGATATGAATAATACTGTACCTCCATACAACTGGTCTATTTTAATTGGAAAATATATACAACTTTTTGAAGATGGAGTGCTAATTTTTGGCGGACAACTTGATGAACCGACAACAAGAAAAATAAATAATGCAGTATATGGAATGAAAATAACTTGCATAGGGAATGAATATTTTGCAAATAGAAGACTTGTAAATCAGTCATTTCCTAAACAATTGGTAAGTTTGATAATAAAAGAAATCATTGATACATATCTTGCAGTTGATGGAATATATTATAGTTTGCTTGATGGCTCGTTTATGACTACTACAGGTTTAACAGCTTCAATAAATTGTTCATATGTTCCAGCAACTACTGTTTTTGATGAATTATGCGAACAAATAGGATACCAATGGGATATACTGCCTGATAAAAAGTTTATTCTGAATAATAGAACTGTTTATGGTGGCAGACTTGAAGAATATGTTACCAGCTATTTATTTGATAGTCTATCATTGTCTAAATCAAGAGATGACTATAGAAATAGGCAGATATTTAGAGATGTGAATATGTTGACTGATGAATTAGTAGAAAAAGCAACACCAACACCAGACAATGACAGGGTATTCTTTTTAAAATATCCTGTTAATAGCAAGCCTACTTTATATGTTACAAATGATTTGAATGATATATTGAATCCACCTAATTCTAAAATGATTCCCGGTAGTCAAGTTGGAATTAGTGGAATAGATAGTGGGCTAAGTTATTATTGGAGTAAAGCAACAAATACTATCAGTGCTGATGAACTAGAACCATTGATAGCTACTGGATATTTTTTATTAGTTAAATATGTTGGACAATTTAAGAATAATATAATTGAAGATGATTTAGTACAAATAGCAGCTAGACAAGCAATAGAAGGCGGCAGCGGTTTATATGAGGCTGTAGAAAGTGGCGATAATATAGAAGGTGCAACAGTTGCAGAAGATAGGGCAAAAGCTATATTGAGAAAATATTCTAACATGTCTCAAGTTATCAATTTTAGTAGCTATAATTTAAATTTTGAGATTGGAGATATCATTGATGTTGTATTACCAAGTTTTAACATAAACTCGCTATATTCTACTGGAAATGGATATCTTGTTTGTGAAAAAAGAATATCTGATGTTGGAACAAGGCTATTGAATGCATATACTATTATAGATGGAGAAGCTCAGGGAGGGTGGCAGAAATTTTTTAAAAGTTGGCTATCTACTAGTAAAAATTTTACTCTTAGAGAAGATTCAGAAGTTTATGTTACGAAACAAGTTTCGGAGGGATATGGCTGGGATGGTTCTACGACTATATCTGTATCGGATGCATTATTTCCAGCAGATAATTTATATCCGGCAGATAATTTGTATCCTAACTCTGTACCTACAACAGTTGATATTGAGACTGATTAATTATTCTAAACCCCTCGAATTCGATAGGTTTAGAATTTATAAAAAGAATCCAGTTAAGGAAGGAATCGTGAACATGAGTTCAATTGATACTATAAAAGGAAGTTTTTTGAAATGGAAAGGCTCGTACAAAATAATAACTAGAAAAGGTATTTTTGTAAAAGATAATTTAATAATGAACCTTGCTTTTGACGAACTTATCAAGGCATTTTACTCTAATACAAATTTGACATATAGATACATTGCAATTGGAGAAGACAATGGAACAATATTACCACTGGCAGCAACTAACACAGCTCTTGGAGATGAGGTTTATAGAATACCAGTAGTTTCTAAGCTTCGCACTGGTACAGGCGAGTTGACATCAAGGGCAACTTTAACGGCAGACGAACCTAATTACCTTTTAATTGGCTCTGGTGATATAGGAGATGTTAATATAGAAGAAATAGGATTGTTTGCAGGTAATGCATTGCCTTGGGACAGTGGAGCAGGAAAAGACACAGGACTATTGGTGTCTAGAATATTGTGGAGTTATTCAAAAGAAAGCACAGAAGAAATACAATTTGAAAGAGTAGATAAAATATCTTAGGAGGTTGTTATGGCTATTTTTGGTAAACATACGCCTTTAACATGGGCTAATGGTGGAGTTCCAGCAATAAATGATGCAAATTTAAATGAATATGAAAGAATAATAGGTGGAGCTGATACAGAATTAAGTAGGTCTAAAACATTTAAGCTTAGTGATTATGTAGATTATTATTTTCAAAGAAATTTCAAAGAAATAGAAAATTTTTCTGCTATAAGTGAATTTTCAGAAGATGTAGCAGGTTCAATGACTAATGACACAACATATAATGTAATTGGCAAAAATTCTATTAGAATAACAGAACCAGATGCAAGTGCTGGAACATTAGGAATATATAAAGCTGTTTTATTGAATCTTGAAAAATTTAACGACGGATCCGTTTCTTCTACTGATGATAAAATAACTTGTATTGTATATGTATCAGATAAGACAAAAGTAAACTATGTACAAATAAAACTTGGAACAAATTCAACAAATTTCAGATACGCAAGAGTACTGTCTGCTGATTTGGAAAATGGATATAATACAATAGATGTTGCAAAAAGTGATTTTACGGATTTTGGAGCGCCTCCAGATTGGGATACTATTATATATGCTAGATTCGATTATGTCTCAACAGCAAGTGCAACAGCTGCATATGTTGTATTTGTATATTGTGGAATGTATAGAGAAAATGGTGGATACAATGAGAGTTTTCAGAGGTACATGGGTACTGGCACTGGATGGGTCAGCAGCTTTACTGTAAATATTGATTGGTTCTTATTAGTATATTGTGAAAAAATACATAGAAGTGGTATGTTTTTTAGTAATCCTTATGAATTGAATAATGGTATACAGTTATACAGTGATGTAATAAATTTTATATGTAAGTTTGAGTGGTATTGTAAAACTGCTGGAGAATTGCCAAGTATGATTTGGTATGTAGATGCTAATAATTATGTTAAAGTTTATGTGTCATCTAGTATATTATATTTATATTTACACCAAGGTGGAGTTGGAACAACAATATCATCTGCCCTTACAAATGCACTTGCTAAACACGAAAGAGTTGTAATTATGTTTGATAAAAGTTCGCAGACCTGCAGAGTCACATGTAAAAAAGAAGGTGAACTCGAAAAAATATGTGAATATGAAACGTCCATAACTGCTACAGACGAAGGAGCTGTATGTCTTGGTGCAACAGGTGCAACAAGTTATGGTTTGTTAACAGATTTTGTATGTTCGCATATGGAAAATCAGGATATTAATAAAGATGGAAAATATCAAGAGTTGTCAAAATATTATAGGATGACAGCAGACCAACAACTTTTAAGCAACGCTATGACAGCAATTACAGGACTAGTATTTACACTTCCTCCAAATGGAGTTTATGTAATAGATGCTCATATAAATGCGAAATGCATAGATACTGTGCCAGATATAAAATTTGACTGGAGTGTGGCTGGTACAAATTACACTTTATTATGTGAAAGAAATTGTCGAGGTGGTGAATCTCAGGTTGCTAGTTCTACAACACTTTCATTAACTCGAAATTCTGGAACACACGGACTTTCAACAGATGTATGTTATCCATTGGCAAATTCGACAACTGGTTCACATATACAGGAACACTTTGTAATAGAGACATTCGAGGCAGCTATAACTTTGCAATACAGGGCTGCTCAAATAAACACAGATGCGGCAAATCCATCAACTGTTCAATCGGGAAGTCATATAATTGTACAAAAAGTCAAAATAATGAACTAAATTTCTACATAAAAAAGCTTATTCTATTTTTATCTATGAATAAGCTTTTTTATGATATTCAGTTATGGAATTGTATAATATAATTTTTCTATAAGTTGTGGTAATGTTAAGTTTTCTACATCAAATTCTTTTAATATTTCAGTATAAGTTTTTCTCTTGTCTGGTTTCTTTAGTACCTTCCCATATCTATAAGCTATCTGCTGAGCTGTGAAAAATGCAATTGCCTCAAAGTTATTTATGAGTTTGACCATATCTGTTAATTTATCACCAAAGCCAAATTCAATTATCTTAACTTTTACATTTTTCTCTGTTAATCTGTGTAAGAAATAATAGTCATCTCCATTATCTTTTTTTCTTCTTACTATTCCCCTGTTTACAAATTTAAATTGCTTACAGTATTCACTTAGAAAAGCCTTAGACCATTCTTCATCTACTGTATTTGATTGAGATAATAATATTTCCACACCTTCAGTTTTTTTATCAAAAGCATTAGTGTGAAAACTATAAACATCAACTAAATCATTTTTGCATGAAAATTCATTTAAATATTTAATTCTGTCATCCTGATCTAATGTTATATCTGTAATCCTATTAAGAAAACATGTAATATTTGCAGTTCCTAAATGTTCAGCAACAGCAAGTGACATATTTAAATTATAATTCTTTTCTGGAAATCCATTGTTCCATATGCTGCCTGAATCAGTTCCACCATGACCCGCGTCGAAAACTATTACTTTTTTAGCCATAAAATATTCCCCTTTCTAAAATTTTGTTAAATCATCTGGATTATTAAATACACCAAATCCAATCATGATACTAAGCAACATATCAATCATAGTTTTTGCTGATTCTTCTGTTATGCCCATTTGTTCATATAATCCCACATTACCAGCTATCATTGATAATAGAGAAAATATACTAACCCACAAAACTTTACTTCTCATTCTCTTTTTTACATTATTCCAATTCATTCTGCTACCTCAACTTTTATATTTTCTTTTATTGAATCTTCTAAACTAAAATTATCTTCATATCTATAAATATTTTGTGATGGATTTACATTTGGTATTTTTGTAGTAGAAAAACTGTCACTAACTTTGTAATCTAAGTTATCCACATTTTTTATCTTATCCGTTAAGTTATCCACAGTATGTGCAACTCTATCAACAGCATTAACGAATTTACTTTTAATTGGAGATTGTGACAATATTTTTTTATTTCTAGGTTTATCTATGAATATACATGGTGTTTCTTCCTGTTCTTCTATAACTCTAGTATCTTCTATGTCTTTATACTGTGGTAATTTCTTAGCTTCTTCTATTTTCAACCTTTCTTCTATCTCGGATACTAGACTAGTGTTTACTTGTGTATCAAAACTTATTCCTTTGTATTTTTTTAGCACAATGTCAATTACATTGAGGTCTTGTTTAATTTTCTTCTGATTGTGATTAATCTGATAAGATGATTTATCAATGTTGTTCAAACCATTCTCAAGATTCTTAATTATATTTTCAAAGTTATTCAACAATTTAAAAATTTCTTTAACTCTACCGCTTATATAAAATGTCAAAATAACTATAAAAATAGAATAACCTGTAATAAGTATTATTGAACTTATTGTCCAATATGAACTAGCTTGCATATTTAAGCACTCCTTTTCTTCATTTGATAATCTATAATTTCTCCAGTTAAAATAAAATATGTAGCTCCTAGAATCGACAACTTACAATGTCTACCATCTTTTAGTAGTGATATTGTCATGCTCTCGATTTTCTTTTCTTTTAAAATGTGTCTTCTTAGTGATTCTAATGAGTTGAAATCCTTGTGTGAATTGTTTATTGAAGTAGATATAGTCATATCGTTCTCCTTTGCTTTAGTTAGTTATCTATATTATTTCGACGTTTCCAAAATTTTTATATCGTTTTTTAATTCGAAATCGTCGATATAGTTTTCAATGGCTTTATTTAAGTGGAATTTTATATCGCCGTCTTTTATACTTACCAACAATTTAAATTTTATCCATGTTAAATAGTTTATTTTTTTATTTATTACCACTTCTTGACTTAAACAGTTATTCATGTCATCACCTCTTGAATTTATATGTATTAATATAGTATAAAATATAAAAATAACTTTTACAATAATTATAATTTATTAAAAAAAAGTGTGGCACTGTATGAATAAGTATGATATAATATGAATAATATATAAAAAGGAGTGAGTTAAATGGCAAGAAATAAAACAAGGGCAACTTTTACTCTAAATACCGAGAGCATAAGTATACTAGACATATTGGCTAATTTTTATAATTGGAAGAAGACATCCATAGTAGAAATGGCTTTAAAGGAATTCTACAAGTCTAAAAAAAGACTTATAGATGCTTATATCGAGGAGGAATAATATGAGAAAAGTTGGAAGGATAATATTGAAACCATTTGAAATAGTAATGGAAATAATAATTATGATAGTTGAAATGTTTGATTAAAAATAAAAATTAAAAGGAGAATGAATATGTATAATTTACAAAAACATGAGGTTAGTTATGAAGTTGCAGGTCAAAAAATTAATTTAGATATAGAAACAGTTAGAAGTTTTATTGCAGTAGGTAACAACATAACCAATAAGGAAATAATATTTTTCATGGAAGCATGTAAATATCAAGGCATGAATCCATTTACAAAAGATATGTATCTTGTAAAATTTAATGACACAGTTCAGATGATGACTTCTATAAATGTTATGACTCAAAGGCTAAACGAGTATGACAGGCTAGAAGGTTGGAACTCTGGAATTATTGTAATAAATCAAGAAACACAAAAAGAGGAATACAAAAAAGGAACTTTTTTTAATAAGAAGACAGAAGAACTAGTTGGAGCGTGGTTTGAGGCTCACATAAAAGGATGGAAAACGTCTTTTATGGAAACAATAAATCTTGATGATTATTTAAAATTTAATAAATTTGGAAAGCCACAAAGTCAGTGGGCTAGTATGCCCGCAGTAATGATTGAAAAATGTGCAGTTGCATTTGGAATTAGAAGAATACTTCCAGGTGAATTCAAGGGAGTATATACAGCGGATGAGATTGGAAACGACTTGGAAAAAGCTATTGATATAACACCTGTGTCAGTACCTGCTACACAGACAAAACAAAATAAAAAGACTGTAAATGTTGAACCTGTTAAGGTTGAGGAAATCAAGATAGAATATATTTACATATTTGCAATAAGAGAGATAGTTGAAGGCTGTAAAAGCAACATAGTCGATATAGATGCTGACAGCTTAATTAATTATACCTTGTCAAAAATGGGCATTGAAAGTTTAGACATGTTGGAAAAAAGTAAATTAAGCGTATTCAAAAAAACATTGAAAAACTTAATTAAACTTAAAGAAGAAAAAGAAAAGAAAAGCATAAAAGAAGAAGCCAAAGAAGACAAAGAAGTTCCAAAAGATAAAACAACAGAAGTCAATATAGTAGATGTGTTAGAACCTGTAAATGATGGAGAATCAATGTTTGAGGAATTTATTCCAGAACCCAAAGAAGAAAAATAAATTTAGAAACATTATTTCATTAAAACAACTAATAATAAATAGTATTAGTTGTTTTAATGTTAATTTTGTATTGTAAAGTATGAATAAGTGTGGTATAATATGAACATAATCAAATAAAATCAAAAGGAGAATTAATTATGGATAAAATAAAAGTTGAGATTAAAAGAGAAATTTTCGCAAATGAGGATTCAATGTTCTATATATATTCAGGAATTCTTAATGATTATGAAGAAATTAGCATAAAATGTAATGGTTTTGAACTATCAAAAGGTATTAAAACATTAGTTGGCGTTATGGGAACTTATAATAGTCAAAAAAGTTTTCAAGCTAAATATGAAGAGTTTGACGAAAATTCTAGAGATGCTAAGTTTAATTTATTATGTTCAATAACTGGTATAAAGGAAAAGACTGCTAATCAAGTATTGGATTGGTTAGGAGATAGAACTCTTGACATAATTAAAACAACTGACGAGAAAATCAAAGGTCTTGGAAGTAAAAAATTAGCTTTGGTTATAGAAGGTCTAAAAATATTAGACTCTATGAAAATTTTAAAAGAGTTAAATATTATCATTGGAAGCAATGCAAGGCAAAATGTCATCAAAGAACTTGCTCAAAAAATTGAGTGCGAAGATGGAAGCTTGGAAAACTTTAAGGCTAATCCATATGATTACCTGATTGCTGAGTATGAGATGAGTTTCAGGAAGGCTGATAAAATAGCCTTAGGAATGGGAATCGATGCTAATTCTAAAATGAGACAAAAATATTTACTTGAATACATTGTAAAAACATATACAAGTACTGGAAATGTTTTCATAGAAAGAAGTGATTTCTATGAGTTAGTAAGTCAATATAATATAGATAGAAATTCTATTGACTTGGAGAATAACGAAAGACTCGTTATTGATGGAGAGTGTATATATACAAAAAGAATGTATATTGCAGAAAATGAAATACCTTGCCAGTTAAAAGAGATCAGTTTAAAAGAAATAGATGAAGTTGATTTAGATACATATGAGCTAGATTCATTCATAAAAGAATTTGAGGACTTGAATAGAATTAAATTTCATGAAACCCAAATTGAAGCAATCAAGTGTTCAATAAACAACAAGGCATTTCTTTTAACTGGGGGAGCTGGAACAGGCAAAAGTAGTATCCTAAAATGTATCATATACTGTCTTAAAAAATTAGATTATTCCATAAAAAATGTTGCACCAACAGGTAAGGCAGCTCGCCGAATGGCTCAGGCTACTTGTGAACATGCTCAAACAATACATAGTTTCATGTATTCAGACATGGCTACAACTTCAAAAGGTTGCATGATAATTGACGAGTCATCCATGGTCGATTTGGAACTTATGTACGATTTATTATCCACAATGAAGTTATTACCAGTAGACTTCAAGAAACTAATAATTGTTGGTGATGATGGACAACTGCCATCCGTTGGTGCTGGTAGTGTATTAAAGGATTTAATCGAGTCTGAAATTATAAAACATGTACATTTAACACACACTTTTAGACAAGCTAATGGAGGCAATATCTTAGATGTTGCAAACTCTATCAGAAATAATCAAACTTTCAATTTTATGAAAAAGGCTGATTTTTATTGTAGAGAAGCCAAAACAAGAGATGAATTTGTAAGTTACATTTTATATTTTTATGAAAATCTAAAAGAAAGATACACAGTTCTTGAAAAGTTCTACCAGGAATGTCAATTAGTTATACCTATGAAAAAAGGTGAGATAGGTGTGACTGCAATAAATGATTTGATAAAAGAAAAATATAATCCATTGGACAACAAAAGAAA